ATGGTCCGGTACTCGACCGTCATGATGATTTTTGAAGCGCCATAAATATTTTCTTTTTGTTCGATGACCATATCGGAGCTGTCGATCTCGGTATCATAGGCCAAATCTCCCCAGGTCTCATCGACAAAAATAGCCTTTTCAATATCGGCCAAACATTTTCGGATTCCCTCCGGAGAGGAAGAGAAAAGCTCAAGCTCAACCGGAAGAATCAGATCATAGATCCCGCAGCCCGGAGACCGGCTTTCGGTACGATCACGATAGACTAAACCATCGATATCGGAGGCAGCCAGGGGGGTTTCTTTCCAGGCAAAAACATGCTGGCCGAGGTCGGTCTTATAACCGGCGGCGATCAGGATCGATTGGAAACGAGTATCGATTGCGGAGATGATTCGCTGTCTGAGTGAAACATCTTCTGTTTCCGTCCCCGCATAGGGACTTAAATCGATGGAAGACCAGAAGAAGGCATTGCCGTTTACGAAGTCTCCCCGGTTGAAAGTCGATCCGTCGCTCGGGAGATAAAAACCTTCATGGGCAAGATCGTAGATCTTCCAGCTTGCGATGTTGTTCGGATCGAATCCGGCCTCTATCGAGGCCCAATTTCTTGTCGTTCCATTGACAGCGGAAACAATGTGGACGGCGGTAGCAGGTGGATCTGTGATTTTAACAACTGATACATCATCGAGATAAAACTCCAAAGCTCCTCCCAGGGCATGGTAAAAAGTTACGAATCCAAGGGTATTATCAGTGACCGTCATGATATAGAAGCTTGTGCGGTCGAACCAGGCGTTAAGGTCGGCATATCCCACGTCTCCCAATGCCAAACCGCCTCCATCGGCGAATATCGCATTGAGAGGCCCGGTGATGGTATGGTGAGAGAAAAGAAATCTGTATAAGCTGCCGGCGGTTCTCGCATTTAATGGAAAATACTGCCTGGCCTGGCCGAAGCTCGGGATAGAGTCCACCAGATGCAATGAGTATGAACCGGATCTTTTTTGAACCCCGCTTCGCTCAAAAGTCTCTGGATTGGCTACGGCGTCCCATCCGGTGGGCGGATCGCCCGCTTCCATCCCTCCATTGACAATCAGTTCAGGACCCAACGTCAGACCGGCGCCAATGGTTCCAAGATAACCGGTGGCCTCCTTGCCTGCGGCATCCAGGGCTTCGATGTAAAATGGAGTCCTTACTATGCTCATTGTCAATCCTTCGAAAGCTCGATGACGGTCATCCCCGTTCCATCGGGCTTGATCTCTTTGGCTTTATAGGCGACACCACCGATCGTGACGATACTGTCGTGAGCGATATTCGGAAAATCGGAAGCGCGGCCCTCGATATAAGGATTTCTGGATTCCACCTCTCCGGAGAAAAGCGGAATCGACTCATATTCATTATGAAAGATTGCTTTAACAGTGGCCGCCCCGAAAACGACATCGACTCCGAAATCCTCATCGGTGAAGACCGAAAGGTCATCCTGTATTTCAGTCTCGATGGTCATTCTTTCTTCTTGGCCTTTGAGATCTCAGTCAATTTTGGGATATAGGCCTTCGGAATATCCTTCTCCTCAAGGCCAATCACCTCTCCCGCTTTAAATTGTACATCGCCGGTGACCTCGAATTTTCCTTCTCCCACCGGCTTCAGAGTTTTTATTTGGATCCTGGGCTTCGCCTGCTTTTCGTTCAACCCGAGGATCGCCCCATAATGAAAACTAATTGCGTCTTCTGTCTTGAAAAATTTCATGATTCTCCTCCTATTTGATGAAATAGGAGAGGGCAACCGCCCTCTCCTTAAATCTTAATCGGCATCCTCTATATCATGGTCACGAGGCAGCCGTGCTGCCAGTACCCGTAGCCGACATTTCTAGAAGCCTTGATGCCGTAATGATGTTTGTCTTCGTTGAATTCCAGTTCCGATCCCTCGGCGATGGCATCGACCTGAATCGGAAGCTCTTCCTGGCGGATGAACGGTTTCACGTTCCCATCGGCCCGGAAAACGGCGAAATTGGCTGTCCAGCTCGCATTGAGCCGGACGTTCGATACGGGGGTGACCTTGTAGGCGCCCGCAGCCACAAGGGGGTTATTCATTCCCTGGGGAAGGAATGGCACTGCACATGCTCCCATCGCCGCATTAAAAAGCGTAGATGGAACCATGGCAATAAATTCGCGGGCAAGCTCATTCATCGGCTCGCCTCTGTCATCCTTGAATCCGAGAATCGTCGAGACCGCTTGCTGGATACAAAGAGACATCTCACCGATCGCCGGAGCCGTGATGGATCCATGGGATCCAGTCGTATCGCCCGTAGGCAACCCGCTGATATCGATGCTGATGTTATTGTCTTGCGTCCCGGAATCCCCCTCCGCGTGGGCATCTCCAAAGAAATAGTCCCCATCGTAGCAGAGCCCTGTCGCGCCCGCGAGAATCAGGGTGGAAATCAATGAGGCCCAGTGCGCGTTGGCCCGGTCCGCCATTTCCCTGACCCGAATAAGAATCTGGCCGGTCTTATCCCTTCGAAGCTCGTCAACCAGAACCTCAAGGGTCGCTTCATACTTCTTGTTTGTAACAGTGATCCCGTTCTCACGGAATCCTTTGGCCTGACGGCCTCCGATCCATTCCCGCATCGCAGGAGTCATGCCGAGCCATTTATAGGTCTCAGATTCCTGATCGGACTGAAAAAGCATTGAAATCAGATCGAGCCATTCGGTCCCGACCTTCTGTTCCAGGCGAGCGAAAAACTCGCCAATGATCGCCCGTGATCCTAATCCTTTTGCACCCATCGTTTTTCTCCTTTCTTTTCTCGTTTGAGAAGATTATTAGTAGGTTAAAAATCGAATCAGCTCGCCTCGACCCACGTGCCCTTCATCTTGGTGATCGTCCACCCGTTGGCATCGCCGTATTCGATCTCGATATAATCTCCTCGCTGGGCCGTTGCCTTGGTGTTGGTGACATCCTTGTTGTCGGCGCCGGTGAGTCCGGGACCTTCGATCATGTCATTGGCATTCGGAGAAATTGTCACGAGGACCGTGCCGTAAGCCCCGATGTTGACAATCTTGATTCCGCCGATTCCTTCGACCGCCGGCAGGGTGATGACCTTGGCGTCGGTATCGACGAATAATGCTTTCCCTGAGTGGGTTGCATTCAGTGTCGCGTTGTCGCTCACCGTGGCTGCCGTCTTTCCCTCATAGGGATCGACAAAGTTATCCACATCGAAAGCCACGATCACAATGCCGGAGCTCACAAACCTGTGAACGAAGCCGATGAAGACCCCGCTCGTCGGAAGAAAAACGAATGTGTCATCATCGCTCGCATAAACCGGCTGCCCAACATCGGTGATCACCGCACCGGAAACGGAGAGCTGAACCAGCCCTGATTTTCGGACTCTCACTTTTTGGGCGGCGGCAGCGCCAGTGGAGTTATCACACTGGCTTTCCGCAAAGCCGACAAATTTGTCCACGGAAGTCAAAGGTCTCGCATGGCCGCTTGCTTTCACAACGCCGATGGCCGAGCCCTCATAAAGAATATCCGTGGTCACCACGGGGATCTCGTTGATGGTCCCCAGTTCAAAATTCCTTGCGATATCGGTTGATCTTGTGCTCATGGGTTACTACCTCCTTCCTTTCTCGTTATCGGTTAACTAAATGTTGAAACGCTAAATCATCCCTTTTTCCAAATTCGCACATGCCCCGCTTCGGTCTGCTTCAGATAGGCGAGATACGAAGCGAAATTGTTTTGGTACTCTTCCCGGATGGCCGGGTCTTTGTCCCATTTTTGTTTGGCCCTCTCCTCTACCGGAAGATTGGGGTCAACGCCGTCTCCGCCGCCAACGGGTGGACTCGGCTGCGCAATGGGATCGATACGATCCGCTGCGATCTTCTTCTTCATGTCGCTTCGGATCAGCTTTTCTGCGTTCAGAATCTTGACGGCGGCCTCGGGGCCGGTCGTCTTACCGTCGTATTTGAGTGATTCGATCAGGGCCTCGTGGCCTGGAATCAACTGACTCTCGACATCCTTGATGCGGGCGCATTCTCCCTGGGCGCCTTCGAGTTTGCCTTTTGCAAGACCTTCCTGGAGGCCCTTATTAAATGCCTCTTTCTCAACTTCTCCAAAGATGTCCGGATAGGCCGCTTTCAGACTTTCCATTGTTACTTTTTCCATAATTCTTTGACCTCCTTCTTTTTAGAGTTTTTGCAGAAAACCTCTCGTCTGCATATCCTTCTCAACTACCGCCCTGGTATATTGAGGAGTCCCTTTCTGATTCAAATCATCGATGAGATCGGAAAGCGTAGAAACCCCGTCCACGAGTCCGGCCTCAATCGATTTTTTGCCGATAAAGATTTTTCCGTCCGCCATCCGGCTCAGAACATCGTCCGCCGATGTCCCCCTGTTTCGCGCCACGTCATTGACAAAGGCGGTATAAATGTCATCAACGATCTCCTGGATGACCGCCCTTCCCTCTTCGGTCAGCGGAGCATGTTGGGAAGCGATCCGCTTGTACTTCCCTGCGGTGATCTCTGTCACGCGAATTCCCTCATCCGCCTCAGCCTTCGAATAATCGACATGCTGGGCGACGACGCCAATCGATCCGATCATGACCGTATCTCCCGATATATAAAGCTGGTTCGCTGCAGATCCGATCCAGTAGGCCCCCGATGCCATGGAGCCATCGGTATGGGTCACAAGAGGTTTCTGGCCCCGGATGCTGTAAATAAAATTCGCCAGCTCCTGAGTGCCGTCGACCGTCCCTCCTGGACTATCGATTGAAAGAATGATGGATTTCACTTCCGGATCTGCCAGGGCCTGGCGAATGTCTCTTTCGATAAGCTGAGTGGAGGCGCCCCCGCTGATTCTTGAAAAGAGGTTCATCTTTTTAGCGATAACGCCCTCGATGGGGACGACGGCAACGCTCCCATGGACCTCATATCCCTGCTCCTCATTCTGGAGTTTTTTCCCAGTCTGGGCCTCGATCAATTTGAGATCGATCTTCTCGCCCCGAAGATGAGTAAAATAAATCTCCTGGATTTCATTGAGCCGGTCCGGGATAATCGCCCAGGGCGCATTTAAAACATCCAAAATTTTCATTCCTGCATCTCCTGCCCCATCAATGGTTTTTGTGCTGTTCCGGGCGCCCCGGGGGCCAGGGCTTTTCCGGGCGGAGGCCACATTCCGATCTCTCTCAGCATCTGGCGTTCCTTTTTGATCCGGGGATAGTTGGTCTCGAAATCACCCCCGGTCAGGTTCGTCGTTTCTTCATCAAGCGTGCTGAGACATAGATCAAGTCTTTTTTCGGCTGCATCCACTTCTCTCTCGGGATCGATCTGAGAGGGCGCATCGCCGATCCAGAGAGCGCCACAATAGGCTTTCCGCAAAAGAGGATCGTTAAAAAAACCCGGTGCCTTGATGCGATTAATGGAGATCGCCTCCCAAAGGAAATTTTCGTAAACAGATTGACAGAGGATGTCGGCGAGCCATTTCCTCCGTCCCCTAAAAAATCGCCAGGCCTCGAGAAGCGCGGCCCTCGACGCCGAATAAGAAGCTGAAAAATGCCCGATCAGAACTTCAAAGGGGATCTCCAGGGCCACGCCGATCTGTTCAAGGATTGCCTTGACAAAAGGATCGAAAGCCGTGTTCGGACGCGAGGGGTCTGCCGTCTCGATTGATTCACCGGTTCTAAGTCCGATGATGGCGCCCGCAGCCATTTTGAGATCCTTATCCGATGCCTTTGTCGCAGCATCGACTCCGGCATCTCCGATCATTGGCGAAAGGGATGTCTCACCCATTTCCGTTTTGATAAAGACCGTAAACATGGACTGAATGACGGCGGCCATGATTTCGGCCTCGGTATAACGATCGAGCTGTTTGATGGTCTCGATCACCGGCGCGAGATAGGGGACGCCTCGGCTCTGCCCGGGTCTCAAAACTCTATAAAGATGAATCACATTGCGAAGGCCGGTCTTTTCGCCAAAGGCCGGGATCTTCTTCCAGCTCCTGATCTTTCCATAGAGCATGGCTCCGGGATGCTGATCGAGGATGTGATAAAAGATTGGCGCGCCGCTTTCGTCCCGCTCGACACCGCCGGCGAGGGTCGGAGTATCCCTGCCACTGTTCTCGTTGGAGATACGAGCTGCTTCGATGATCTGAAGCGCCAGGGAATAAGGATTTCCGGCTCTCTGGGTCTTCGTCAGCAGGATGAATGAATCGCCATCCTCAAGCGTTTTTCGAAAAGCGAGTTCTTGCTGATAAATGAATGGAAGCGTTCTCGATACATCGCAGTCCTGGGATTCGGACCAGAGACGCCATTCCCGCTCAGTCTGGGATTCCCACGCATTGGCCTCTTCTTCGGACATCTTCATAACGTCTCGGTCTAATCTGGCCTGAAGTTTCAGACCTGTCCCGACGATGTTTGTGCACGACGTATTGATCGCGCCAATAGCGAGAGGAGAATTTCTCAGAAGATCGGAGCTGCGATCTCGCAATGTCGGAAGATCGCCTAAAATAGCAGAGTCGGCATCAAGCTCTTTGGGTTTCCAGGCAGAAAGACCACGGCGGGAAGTGGACGCCCCCATATAGTTTCCAGAAATGGCGAGCATCGCTCGGGCGCGCTGCCGGCGTAGAGCGCGAGAGGGAGCAATATATTGAATCGCTCGGTCGATGAAGTTCGGTTCAGAAAGAATTGTCAATTTACTCCCATGTAATTCTCAGTTGGGCCTCAGACGGGTGTCACGGCTTTGACAACGATGCCCCCACTCGTGAGGCGCTGGACCTCAGCATTCCAGAATTTCATCATATCCGTGGCGTGTTTCAGATCGCGGTTGATGCTCCGGCCCGAGACCGAATAAGAATGTTTCCTCGATTCGGCCTTCCAATAAGCAAGCTCTGCTTCCGCCTCTGCGAGTGTGATTCCGGCCATCGTTTGATCTCCAAAAGACAAAAGCCGATCTGCCTGACGTCAGATCGGCTCTGTCCAATTCGCCCCGCCGTCGCGGGACTTTGCCAAAAGGAGGAGAATGTTGATTGGAGGAATAACAGAAAAAAAATGGCTTGTCTATGTCCTAAAGTATCCTAATGTACACCAATGTCATACGATTTTTCATTCTGGGAGTCTAATTTCTGGCTTACTGTTCAAAATTCGATTGATTTCAATCTCCGAAATCAGATATCCATCTCTCACCTTGGTCGATTCAACATACCCTTCGTCGATCCATCGAAGAATCGTCCGATAATGCTTCCGAAATATTTCGGCCGTTTCTTTCACGGTATAGTATTTGATCATCGGCCCCCCTTCAATATTCCCGTTCCTGGATCGCCTGGGAGAATGATCGAACTATCGATCTTCGCCATCATCGCTGCAATCTGAGACTTTGGAATCGAAAGACAACCGCATTTTGGGCATATGATGAATCCATCCCGGGTTCTCAAGATCTTTTTTCCAATTTCCTTCACCATGTTGATCCACTTTTTCTTGCACGCCGGGCAGCGATCGTATTCCGTGAAATTAATCATTCGCCCACCTCCTTATACCAGATGCCCTCATAGATCCCGGAGATCTTCCCAAGGACATCATGGACGGCCCTCCAGACCTCGTTGTAGTCATGGCCGCAGATCAGTTTCTTGCATTTAGGGAGCCAGAGTTCGATGTCCTGTTTTACGGCTAGAGGAGAATGATTTCCATCGATCCAGACCATGTCCGCTCTCGTTGCGAAGGCCTTCGCCGCGTCTTCACTACTCATCTTCATGATTTCAAGATTGCGATAACGACCGACGTTTTGAAGGAAACAATGATAAATATTTTCTTTTTCGGCGCGATCGTGCGATGAGAATTGAGTGTCCGGGCTCCCCTCGAAATGATCAACGCACCAAACCTTTCCCCGACATGCCCTCAACAATGTCTTGGCTGATCTCCCTTTCCAGCAACCGATTTCAACAATGGAATCCATCCCTTTCGCCCGTTCTTCCAGCCATTCGAGCTCGAGTTCGGTGGTCCAGCCCTCGATATCGTTATCGACCGGATGATCGGGTTTCTCTTTTTTGATGACCCGGCGCCAATCGACAGCATAAGGAATGGGTCCCTCCCAGTGAAGAAGCGGAATTTTCGTATGACACCAGATCTCATAACCGATTTTTCTCGCCCTCCAACAAAAGGCGTAATCTTCGGAGAGATATTGGCGGATCCCGAACTCTCTGCAGACGTCTGCAAGCCAAAGTGCCCAGCTCCCCGGGATGTCGATATCATCCCCCTCGAGATCCTTGAACCGTTCCCAATAAAGCTCCGGATAAGAATCGATCATATTGAGGAGCGCATCGCTGCGAATAAAAATAAAACCCCCATTGAGCCATTTGACTTGAAGGGTCCCGTCCGGATGGACCCGCTCTCCGGAGAGAAATTTTGGGACGGGCATGTTCGCTTTGGGGCCCCTATCCGTTTTGAAAGAATAGACCCCTCCGATGATGGGCTTATCGGCCTCGATCATCATATCGATGGCCTCCGGAGGAAAGCTGATGTCTTCGTCCAGGATAAAAAAATAATTGTATCGATCGCCTGCGTCCCAAAGCTTCTTCCAGATCCCCAGAAGCATAGAGCGCGATCGATCGATCGTGCTCCCCAGTATCCTCTGAAAAAGAAAACTATGATGGGGATTTCTTTCCACCATTTCAACCAGGGAGTTTTCAAACATCGGATGAAATTCGAGGGAATAGGATTTGAATTTCGTCAGGCCGATCTCCCTGGCCAGCTCCAGGACTCGCGCTTTTTGCATGATTTTATACTGAGAAATCGCAGTAAAAATTTTCATTCTTCTTCAACTCCTTTCGAAATGATTCTTCTTCCTGGGATCCCGGTCCCGAGATTTCTCAATTGGACTCCATAACAATCATTTTCAACCAGGGCGTCGGCGATGATCGTCGCGTCGAGCCAGTGATTTTTTCCTTTGCGTTTCCATTCGTCCTTGCCCCTTCTATTCCGGATCAGCTTCTCCGATAAGAGATGCCTGATATAATCGAGATCTGTATCGGCATGAAACGTAAATCTTCCCGGAGGAGAAGGGGTGACTATGATCTCTCCGGTCTTTGAATCGACAATCTCCTCTGATTGAATCTTCGTCAAATGGAACCAGAGATTTTTTTTGAGTTGATCAGTATCTAATTCCCAGATACGGAGGCCTCCTTGAATGGGCTTGCCATTTTTCCCAGGTTCTTTTTCGATTATGCTCAGTTTGGCGATTCGATTCATCGCATGTGAAGCACCTTTTGTTCCGACGACGAAAATCCCCATTTGTCCCGCTTTTTTGAGCCAATGGTAAGCAGCAACAGTCATCGTGATATCGCGCTCCTCATCAGGATCCTTGCCGCCGCCCGTATCGTATCCTGACGCAATAATCGATTTTTGGATGTCGGTGTTTCCCATCACCGGATACCGAGCATTTTGCAGAAAGCGCTCAAGGTCGGTAAAATCACCCCAAACGCCATAATGAACGAGATGGCCCGTGAAGCCCCGATGCTGCCGATTCAAAGACCAGGCCTTGACGACAAACCATTTCATCCCTTCGCTGGGATCGATCCCGCAGGTAAGAAAGAGCGTATCCGGGGGGCAGACCATCATCGGGATATCGATCTTATTTCTCAGAAGTTCAAGTTCGGTTTCCGGCATCTTCTCTTCCTCCCAGGGGACGGCCTTCCAGAATTTTTTCCAATCCCGCATTGCCGTGTAGCCTTCACCGTTTTCGAGGGCGGCGCTCGCCTCCAGAAATTCTTTCGCGGCTTCCCCAAAAGAATGACCGTCCAGGGCGCCATACCATTTCGGCAGATAAAACCCTATTTTCTCGGCAAGCCTCTGCTCCAGGACGTCCGGCAAAGAAATCGTCTCATCGATATGGGGCGGAATGTCATTGACGATCTGCTCACAGGGATCCGGCGTTAATCTGGCCCGCCATTCGCCAAGAACCAACATCCGGATCTTGTCATGATTCGTGATTTCCCCCTGGCAGGACTCACATTGATAGTAGGCTCGCATCTCCACGGCGATAGGATCCGTTTCGCCATCCCACTTTACGCCGCCGACAGAATCCTTTGTCCCCCAATAAAGAATCTGTTTCGCCTCACAGTGAGGACATGGAATCCAAAATTCAAAAACATACTTACAGGACCGGAGGCCCCGCCAGATGTTGCCGTGTTTGACTGTCGGCGTTGAGGTATCGAGGATCTTACGATCAGGGAATCCGGTCGTCGTCTCCTGGATCGCTTTGAGCGGATTGGTGGCATCGGTCCCGACTTCAGATTTGAATTCATCGATCTCATCTCTCAGGAGATACCGCGTCGACCGCGTCGTTGCCTGCGTCGCCGATCCGGCCCAGACCAGAGAAAGGATCATCTCTTTGAATTTTTTCTGGAGGATCGTATAGTCATCATCGTTCGTTGTTTTCTGTTCCTGCACAGCCTTGCAGGCTGCGAGCATCGGTTCCAGTTTTTGGGCTTCGACTTGCTCACATTTCTCCCGCGTGGGAAGGAAAAGTGTCGAGGGGGCGGGGTCCTTGGCGATAATGAAGCAAAGAAACGGAATCTGAACGCCTTCGGTTTTGGCGAGCTGGCGCCCCCAGCAGAGCATCACCCATTGAATATGATGATTGCCCAGGGCGAGGAGCACGCCTCGCGTGTAAGGTGTCCGTGAAATCCGGATCAGACCCGGCTCTGAGGAACTGTGCTTTGTGAGCTCAACGTTTTTCTCGATCCAATCCGGAATGGAGATTTCTTCCGGAGGGAGCCAGGCTTGAACGATTTCATGCGGAATGTGTTGTTGAAGTTGCATTCTTCTTTTTTCCTTTTAAGGGAGTTCCCAATTCTTCGAGGATCCTTCGAATCTCCATCCGGAGGCGATATTCAATTTCTTTCTCGTCCAAAATGATGGCGAGGGGCCCAGCCATGCGTTTGGGGATTCCAAGCAATCGTAGCTTCGCATTGTTCACCATGAGAAAAAGCCATTCGATGGCCTGATCTTTTGGAACAAGATTTCCTTTTTCGATCTCAAGTTTTAATTTGCTCAACTCCATTTTCACCTCCTCGTGTTGCCGTTTCGTTTCAGTGAGGGAGAACGGGTTATTTCCTTGATCAGTGTTAAATGCCCCTGCGCCAGTGCCCTTTTCATGATCAGTGTTAAATCCAGTCGGAATGAGCTCCAGTTGAGGGTTTTCGCTTTTGGTCTTTGCTGATCTGGATTTCGTTCGCGCCATCGCGGATTCCGATCTCACACGACGGCTTCGGTCTATGTTCGCTTCGATTGCCGCGTTGGCTTGGGCCGGATCGACCCTGCCATTCCTGAGTATGATCACTCTCTGTTTGACGAGTTGGGTGATCCTCGCGCGGGAATAATTTGCTTTCCGTGCGAACTTGGCCTGAGTTAACAGTCGAGCCATTTTTGTCGGTCTCCCCGGAAATCTCTTCTAAAAAACAATAATGCTAAATCAATTCATGATGTTAGTTATGTTGGTTGTGTTAAGCTCAAAAAAAACTTTGCTCGCTCGTGAAAGTTGCGGTCAGCGACGC